CTTTTAATTAATCTATGAGTATGATTTGGTTGTGCTCTCATACCAAAATTATGATTTTTTTTAAATTGGTTTTCATCTGTTAAAACTGATTCTTGGAAGTTATCTCTATTTGCGCCACCTGGCCCTTCAGCTGGGTGACCACTAGGTGTGTATAATCTAGCATTCTGAAATTCAAATTCATATAACATCTTTGCAAATTTTAAACCCAGACCATCAACTGTGTCATACATTCTAACACTTACAGGATCATAATCAATTTTTCTATTGATAACTCTTTTCCTATTGTATTGATTGATCACATCTTGTTGTATTTGAAATTTTGGTCCTTCAACAGTATGACATAAGAAATGCAATCTGTCTCTGAATGTTTTAAGAAAATTATATTTTGGTTGTAAGAAATCATCATTTACCAAAGGGTAAAGATTAAAAACTACAAAAAATTGATCTGCACGTCTCGTTTGTTGAGAGGTGCCGCTCTGGTATAAATGAGCGGCACGATTCGCCGGATGTAGTGCTATATCCTGTTCTGTTGCCATTACGCTAAATCCTTCTTAGGATTAAATTAAATCACCGCCTGGGGCGTTGACTGCGAATGGGAATATTGTGTCTCCTGGTGCTGTATGTATAGCATTATCATACTTAACAGTCAAGATAACTTGTACTGGTTCTGATACTGCATAATCACCGTCCGAATAATCTACGTTTTGCAAGAAACAACCTTCTAAATCCCACTGCTCTAGTTCAGTATTACTCGTACCATCTAGTATCTCTAGTTTGGCTCCGAATTTATATCTTGAACCTGCTACAGCAGAAGTTTGTTCAAAGTGATTCATCTGTTTCTGTACTTGACCACCAACTAATTTTGAAATGTTATTATTAATATCATCCCTCATAGTAATGTTGATAGATTCCCACGTGTGTTTACCTTGCATATACATAACTGAGTTATATGAATGCACAGGTACTTCTTCGTGTGAAACTTTTGGTCTAGTAACGTTCATCACTTGTTGTGTAAGTTGCAATGGAGATTGTCCAACTGATCCAAAACCTGTAAATCTTACTCTAAATCTATATTTTAATTTAGGTTGTAAGATACCACCACGCCCTGTTGATCCGTCTATCGGTACACCGAATTTTGATAGTGTTGCCATTTTATAATGCTCCTTATATAATAATATTTACAACTTTATTAAATTATTGCCAAGGCAAAAAATTTATTAAAGGTAGTTTAAAGGGATAGCTTTCACTACCCCCTAAACTGATTAACTTGTTAAACTTTCACCAGTGTTTTTGATACGTAATGGTATGTAGATAAACTCAACAGCCTTAACAGGTTGTATCGCAATATCAATCCATAGTTCATTTTTATCAATTCTAGTGCCAGTGTTATTTGTTTCATCACAAACTACCAAGAAGTCAAACAACGCTCTTTTCGATGTTAAGTCTTCTAGGAATCTGTTAAACGTATCTGTTACTTGATCTCTAGTAATTCTATCATTTGGTTCAAATAAGAACGGTTTAGCAATTAAGTCTAATTGGTATCTTAGGTACACAATTAATCTTGCTACGTTGATTCTATCTAAAGCTGAAGCTGTTGGTGCCAATGTTTTTTGCCCAAATACAACTAAACCTCTGTTTGGAATAAACGCAATCGGATTAACTTTGTTTGCGTACATAGTGTCTCTTTGACCTTCTGATAAAGTTACAGCTTGGAATTCACCTTCGTCTGTAATGTAACCAACTGAATTTGAGTTACCTACTAAACCTCTAGTGAAGCCTGCTGGTGCAAACCAAGGAAATGAAACTTGATCATTAAATGCAAGAGTTCTTAAAGCAATATGTGATGCCGGAACTACTACGTTACTACCAGCCAAGTCAGTTGAGTAACCTGATGGGTAATAAACAGCCGCATATGGTGAAGCTGATAATAAACCGTCTTCTCCATTTGTCGCCGCATTGTTTGAGTTAGTTGCCCAAGCTTGAACTGAAGTTCCACTTGGTTTTAGTCTCATTGGTGTGTCAGCTAATACGAAAGCTGTTTGTTTTCTATCAGTAGATAGAGTAATCATCTCATCTAACAACTCTGGATATCCAGGCGCCGCTATAAGATTAAAGAATCTTGACTCTGCTCTAATTTCTTCATTGCCGGCAAGGGCTGATTGCATAGATGTTACTATTGTATTTCTCTGTGCCGCTCTTCCCATAAATGGTGATCCATCTGTTCTTAAACCTGATGTTGATACCCATACATTACCGTTATTTGTATTATCGTAAGTGTAGTTCAATGTGTATTTCTTAACATTGTAACCTGATAATCTTGTGTTAAACAATAACATACCTTCTGGTGCTGTTGCAGGATCTGGTGCGTCAGAATGGAAACTTGCGTATGCTGTTCCCCAACCCTGTGCATCTTGATCTGCTCCGCCTGGATTACCTACTGCGTCAGCAAATGTAACTCCGTCTGCTGTACTTTGATCAGTATTGTCTAACAATACCCATTTACTTGTACCTGAGTTATATTTGTAAATTTTTGGATATGAATCTAATTCATCTGAGTCAATCCAAATGTCGCCGTTAGCTAAAGCCGTACCGTCTGATTGTTTTGTTGGTTCTCCTGAAACAATTTGTAAGTCTCTTAAACCACCTGCCGCTGTTGATCCTGATGGAGCAACGTCTTTGCTGTTTACGTATGCGTGCCATTTCATTGTTCCGCCATCGTTTTCAGCAATATACATATCTGCGTCTTGTGTTGACTTGTACCAAAGTGTTCCGTCTACAGGAGTACTGGTTGGTGCTGAAGCACTTGCTTCATAACTTGCATCTGCCCATAATGATGCTTGGAAAAATGCTGTACCAGTTACACTTGTATTATTAACAAAACCTAAAGCTTCTGTTCCAATACCTTTTGTAGTACCAGCTGTTGTTCCGTCTTGTATGTAGATTTCATAACCGCCTGGTCTTACTAATTTTAATCTTTGATCAGTTGCACTTCTGTAATCGATCGAAGCTACAACATTACCAGTACTTGTTTGGATACTGTTAACTTTTGCTACGATTTCAGCAAGTGTTACTAATGAACCAGCTCCGCCGGACCCTGTAACATTTACATCTTGACCATTAAGCTCAAAGTTGATAGCTACTTCTGTACCAACCAAGTCAACGCCTGTTGCTATGCTTGTACTTGTTACTGAAGTTTCTGTGCCTGAGTTTCTAACTCTCAAGTTATACATAACTTCCGGTGATTTGTCCGTTGTGTTATGATACTGTTGAATTGATGTTTTACCAAAAGCTGGTGTTGATAGTACAGTTGTAGAAGCTGAGAAGTTGCCTTCAATTGCTACTGCAATATTACTATCATCATAATCGTCAAACTGTACGAAAACATCATTCTGTGCTAATGTTGATCCTTCAGTGGCTGTTGCCGCGTCATCTCTTGAATACAAGTTAGCTGACAATGAAGACCATTTAGCTGTTGATGTTGCATATGATTTAACAGATATGTTAGCTCCTTTACCACCTGGAGTAGTTTTTAACCATACATCGCTGTATGCTCCTGAAACTGCTGTGGTTGGTGCTGTACCTGTGCCTGGTTGAATGTAAACGTTGGCACTTGTTGCCGCTTTCCAAGATGGTGAGCCTACAACTTCCCAAACGCCAGAAACTTTTTGGAAAAGTTTTGCTGGTGATACAGAAGCCACTAGTGCATAATCTAAATCTTGACCATAGCTTGATACAGGTGATTTTTCACCTGAATTTGAAACGTTACTTCCACCTGCGCCTGGTGTGTCTGTTAATACTGTTGGTGTTAGCTTATTCCACGTTGTGGCGTTAGCTGTGAAGATTCCCCAATCTGTTGTTGTAGTGTCTAACCAATATGTGCCATTTGCCGGGGCCAATTTAGGAGCTGTTGAAGTTCCTTCTAGCTCTGCTAAATCCACGTTAGCTCTTACTACATAAGCTCGATTTGAGATTCCTAAATATGAATATGTTGATAGCAAACCATATTCGTTTCTTTCGTCACCGTTTAATTGTACTCCGGCTAATGAATGAAACTTAGGTTCGCCAAAGGTTGTAACCAATTCTCTTTGTGATGTAATCAAGTATGGTTTTCCTGCGTTAGCTAAAGTTGTACCTATTGCTATGTTGCTAGTACTTGGATCTGTTTTATTTTCAGAAGTTGCAACTATTACTAGTGGTACTGTTCCTTGGCCTGCTGGAGCATACATCGATTCATCAGATACTGAAACTGATACACCTGGTGATACTAATGTTGGCATAATCTATTTTCCTCCCTGTTTATTTTATTAGATAATAA